TAAGACCACGACGAAGTACGAACAGAAGGGCGAGGCATATAACCAAGAAAATCACCAACGCCAGCAGATACGAATTTTCGCGTATAACGGCGATGTTGGAGGAGGCAAGATAAAGGTGTAAGCTTTCCATCTACAGTAACATGTTTATCCGAAATTTCTTCGGGATTAAATTGAATTTGTTTAGTAACATACTTTACGCAATAGCGAGCGCGCTTGTGGGTGGCTTTCGCTAACCACACAAAACCAAGGTCGCGGACGGCCGTTCGAATATCGTTGTACATGCAGTCAGTACCGAAAAGAAAACCATGGAAATGTAGGCGAGGCTCCGAACCTGTTTCCGGGTGAGTCCCAAACTCTTGAAAAAACGCGTGCTTAAAAGAATGTCCAAGCGTATGCCGAACGCGCTCATTCCATCGTCGAATGAAACGAGCCGGGTCAAGGAGTGCCTCCTGGTAATACTTAGGAGCAATCGTAATGGTAATAAATATCGCCTGCTGACTATTCGCCTTACAACGAGAGAGCTCGCGCTCTAGCCGAACGAACCAATCATTACGCTGGCGACGCAAGCAGTCCTCACATTTTCCACAAGGAACCATCAACCACTGACGAGCGATATCCCAGGGGCGAAGAGCTAAGGCAGACTTGGCTACGTCGGAGCCACCCCGACAAGGATTCTTCTTGTCGAAATAGCGACGATTGCGTATCCATATGGGTGAAGAGCAGGCCACTACAGTAAAGATTGAACATAATCGAATTTGATATAAGGACGTTCAGAGCGAAGGCGACGACAGTAATCCGCAGCGGCCTGTTCGTCGGAGAACCAGGCGATAACCACGCGCTTCTTGCCGCGATAAGCACCTACAGAGTAACGATATGGGATAGAGTTAACAACAGGCGAAAAGCGAGGACGAAAGGGGTCAAAGTAATCCATAAAAAAAAGGGTATTTAGGGGTTAAGCGGAAGAACCACAGGGGGGTACCTTACCGCTTCGCGGTGGCCACAGCCTTCGGCTGTCCCCTGTGGTTCAAATAACTAAAGAACTCTTCCACCAAGCGGACGGGTAACGATTTTAGTTCCCCGAGTCTTTTTCTTTCGTCGTGATTTCATCGCAGTTAAGTTCAAAGTCAAAAATGAGAATAATCGTATTGTCGAAAAATTCAATGTCAAAACCAGGAAGACCTTCGCAGGCGGCAATGAGGTTGGAGACATCCGAATGGTCGACGTAAGCTGAGTCGCAGATATTCGAACTCTTCAAAAAGCAGGAAATAGGAGAATTCGCGATAGCACTAGAAGGAAGGGGTTCAAATTGACAATCTTTGAGACGCCCTACCTGGACAAGGTCAATTTTGATGGCCGGGTTAATTCGACGGATAACAACATGAATTTCTGTCATAGTAATATAATTTAAAGTCTTGTTTGTAATCTCACGTAAAAAAGCTCCCAAGCAGCTGACTGCTTTTCCCAAAAATCAACACCCTCGGGTGTCGCAGCAAATAAGAAGGCAGAGGAAATTAAGGTACTCGGATCAAAGCCAGGGCTACAAAGAGAACGCCGAATATGAGCGCGAAGGCGGTCGCGGAAGCTCCGATAGGGAGAAACAGTGCTCTCATAGTTTACCTTAAAAGAAGTGAATATGCCTTGACGAACAAGCCACTCGGTGAAAGCATACTCAACAACGTCAATCATCAAATCATTGATTCGGGATTTTTTACTTACCTTTTTCATAACAAAGTGGTTATTGGTTTACAGCGCAAATATACAACAAAAAAGGAGTAAACGTAAAGTTTGAAAAGTCGAAAAAACTATTCAATTTTTCCTCAAATGACGACGGGATACTCTCGTGCCTCCAACAAATTCACCGTCTCTGTTGTAAGCTTCCCTCTCTTCATCATAACCAACAGAAACGGGACGCTTTGTCGCGGCCGTGCCGGCAACGGCCATAGCGCCAACCAAGGCAGTTCTAGCCAAACTATAGCCAAAAGCATTCTTACTGGAGCGATTCTGAAACCAACGGCCCGAGAGGCTTTGCTCTCCTTCCGAGGCAGCGAGACCCATTAACCTCTGATGAATCTGACGACCTGTCATCTTTGTCGTTTTACCAGTAGGCTTACCTTTCTCGTCAACCTCCGGAACATCAATCTCAGAATCCCAGTTCAGGGAAAACCATTCACGAAGGTCAGCTAAATTAACCTTACGTACTTCAGACTCAACATTTAAGACATCGCCGGAAGCGGCAGATTCGTAAGCAGCAGCAAAATCTCGAGCGATTTGAGCGGCATAAACGGAATCGAAATATTTATCATTGTATTTCTTAATCTGACTCGCCTCCTCGACATGCTTCGAATACATGGCAACAAAATCTTGAAACTTGTATGTAGCCATAAGGTCAGCGTATTCAGCATCAGCTGCATGGATGTCAGCCAAAGCGCGATTAAGGCGAATCAATTCAGAAGCATTATCGATGTTATACTCTAAAGATTTCTTCTCCAGCGCGTCCATATCCTTTCGCCAGTCTGCACTATGAGTATTACCTCTCATGAGGTCAGCTTCTGCATCATCTCGATTAGCAGCAGCAGTATTACGGTCGACCGTAGAACGCGCGACCATATTCTGCGCGATAGCAGTAGGGTCAGCAGCGGCGAAACCACCGGGGGCGACGGGCGAACCACCAGTAGGGCCAGAGGCGGAAGGCATAGGGGCAGAGCCGCCGGACATGGTAGCATTAACGCCGACGCCCGAAGAGCCTAAAACAGCGGCGGGTGTTACGCCGGCCTTCAAATAGCGGTCGAAGACCTTTGAAGGGTCATTGTAGGCGTTTTCGTAATCAAATTGTTTCTGCCAATTAGCGTAAGAAAGTTCTGATTGCTTCTGCATTTGCTCAAGAGCATACTGCTGCTGAAGCTTCATCTGTTTCTGTTGATAACGCCATTGGCGACGGGCATTCATGCCGCCGAAAAGTTGCCCGAGGGCACCAGAGATTAAGCCTGTAGTACCCGTAGAGGCGGCAGCCTGGCCGAGGGACTGACCAAAAGACGCGGCGGAGGCAACAGGAACAGCCATACTACACGTGAGTTAAATTATTAGAACGAATAATGTAATCGACACGCACTGTATCGACGTGAACGCCACTGCGCTGCACCCTAGCCTGAGCAGAACATGACGACAAGAAAAAGGCAGCCAAAGCAGCGATAATGGAGGAAATGAGCGTCCAAAAAGCTTTTGACCTATAGAAGGGTTGTTTAGTGTCAGACATGGTAATAAAATTTAAAGAACGATAGAAAAATGCGCGGCCTCTCCGGCAGTCGTTACCAATAACCCTCAGAAATTCACGAACTCTTCCAGAGGGGTCCGCGCACGTAGCATATATCGTCAAGTAAAGAGTGTACTATTTTTCTTCAGAATTAGAGGATTTTGAAGCGGGCTTCAATTTATCCAGCTCTGAATCAATAAATTCCTGACCAACCTCGAGACCGTCAAACTTATCCATGCGGGAGAACGAATTAGGGTCAAAATCAATTTCGGGGTTGAACTTTTCACCTCTGTCAAAATCAGAGGGCTCAGCCTTCACATCCGGACGGCCGGGCAAAACATCGACGGTTCCGGAACCATCGAGAACGGAGAGGATGCGCCGACCGCGGGGAACGTAGGCGGGGGCATCTTCGAGTAACCAATCAAGCGCCATAAAATTAATAGATTAACGATTAGACAAACGAGTAGCAAAGGATTTGTTTACGAGGCTCTTCTTCTGTACCGCGTAAGACATATTCACAAAGAAGTTATCCTCACTTTTAGAAACAAACGGCGAATTTACCTGAGACATGTCGACAAACAGCATAGGATAATAGGGGCGAGAATTGCCTGCAGAAAGACCGAATCCACTAAAAGAGCGTTGCTGTACCCAATAAGAATAAAGAGGCGTAGCACCAGCGGCAGCGTACGCGGGATTAAGCTGACCCAAAACCTCGTCGTAGGAAGCTCTAAATTCATTAAAACAAGGTTCATGAACAGCGGCCATATTAGCCTGCGGTATAGACGAGGCTAAGCGAAAAGTAGGCACATCTTGGTAGCCGATATCGTTGTAAATAGGATTAAAATAATCACTACCCCTATAAGAAAGGTAGTCGGGGGTTATGTTAGACCAATAATAAACGGGACGAATGCTCAACATGTCAATCATGTAGCCAGGTTCGCGGAAGTAATAAGACTGCCGTCGACCTAAACGGTCGTTGAAAGCGATAGCTCCACCCTGCTGTCCGAGAGGAGGCAAGGAGTAAGACTCGTTAGCAAAATTATTAGCGCCAGACTGATTCATAACCACTTGGACGTTGACGGTCTGAGAAGCGCTAAAAAGGAGTTTCGGGCGGTCGACGTGTTCAATTTTAGAGGCAAAAAACGTTTCGAGCCAATCGCTATAGCGACTACCGCCGGCGCCAAGCAAATCCTTGTACTCTTGAAGACGCGAAGCAATAGCCAACTGGGGAATCGTGCTGACACCAGACATCGAGACGGCGTCAGCAGAACCAATCGGAAGCAAACGGCTAAAACGGTCAGGATTTGAAGGCACTACAGCCATCGGATAATACTGAATACCCAAGGCAGAAAAGTATATGCTTTTAACAGCCGTAGGAGTATCCGTTGTGACATAATCGGCAGGGACCGAACCTGTAAATCGAGTATCAAGAGCAGCCACTGGATAACCATTACCGGCCGCACCAAGAGAACTCGAATTTAAGGTAACGTCACTATTAACGATTTGAAGAAACAGGTTTCCGCGATTATAGGTATTATTGCTGGAGGGGACGGCGGCGGGGTAGAATTGACTCTCAAAGTAAGCATCAAGGAATTCAAGATTTCCATAAGCCTGCGAAAAGAAAGAACCACTAGACTCAAGCTTAGAAGTATATTTAGAAATCTGGGTATCGTAACGGATGGACGAAGAGCCTGGCCAAGCGTACGAAAAAACACCCCACTGCGAATAGCCGTAAAAATTACGAACGATATCCCAGTAAGCCAAAAGAGTATCAGCATTAGCCCAAGAGCCATCAACGGCCGAAGCGGAGAGCGAGACAAGGCTCGAATCAACGGCGGGAACGGTGCTGTCGCCAAAAACCCGCTTATTACTCAAGCGCAACCAAGCGAAGAGACTATTGGAAGGCGCGGTATCGTGTTCTCCAATGGGGGAGCCTGAGTCAATAGTCGTGGCTATCCAGTTCAGGCTCAAGCTATTCATATCAAACTTACTGCTATTCGTTCGCATTTCAGGGTGATACAACTGAAGCGGCACATAAAAACGATGAAGTCGAATAGTGTAAGGATTGAATGTCGGGACGGCGAGTGGATTAGTACGAACATCAATGCCTTGCTCAATAGACACACGGTCACGAGCGTTAATAAAATCAATCCGCACCGGATACAAGATACCCGGTGTACACGTAAAGGCCTTACTCTCGGGGACATCGTATCGAGAGTAGCCGTTAACAGCATGAGAGATAAAAGGTTGTTTTCCCATAAATTAAATGTTTAGTTGAAGTTTATAATGGTCTCTCCAAAACTGAAGAATATCAAAATCTAGCCAAGTAGGAGGGTCGAAATCGGGCATTTTGCGGGAAGAAGCAGAGAAACGCATCATCTGTTTCTGCTCCCACGTGTACGTCTCTCTACGGGATACGGCGGAACCGAGGCCGAACCGCTCAACGCACAGAGACACAATACGCTTAACCAAAGAAGACTTGCTAAAACGTGCATAAGAATCAGCAGCGGCAACCGAACGAGCAACCTCGTCTTCCGATTTGAGGTATTTAAAATAATATCGAGGAATCGAGTAATTATAATTGACACGCTTCTCAAAATCGAAATAAGACCACGACGAAGTACGAACAGAAGGGCGAGGCATATAACCAAGAAAATCACCAACGCCAGCAGATACGAATTTTCGCGTATAACGGCGATGTTGGAGGAGGCAAGATAAAGGTGT